TCTGCGCCGTCGCCCACATATCGTTGAGCGTAGCGGTGTTGGTTGGCCCGACCATCAGCGGTCGAGGTTCCGCAGGGCGCTCCGTTGTCGGCGCGTCCTCTCTGTATGCCAATGCTAGCATACGAAATGCGTCTGCCGGATGCGAAGCCCAATCGTGGCGCGGCGTCTGCCTAAACGCTTTCTTGTCCTCGTCGTACTCGCGTTGATACTGCCGCAGGGCTTCGATGCCGTCCCTGCACCCGTCCTCGTTGAACCAACAGCGCGGCAAGACCTGACGCACCGCTTGAATGCCGTCCTGCACGGACAGTTCAGGCACTACGGCGAGGTTCGCAAAGCCTAGATGCGATGCCAGTTGTTCGATGATGCTTTTACCCGCAGCCGCTAGCGTCTTGGCTCTAGCGTCATGCGGCAAGTAGTGTTTGGCGTAGCGGTAGGGCTTTACCTTTACGGCATCCGCTATCTGCTCAATGCTTGCGCCGCTGACCGAGTAAAAGTCGATGACGCGCACCTCGCCGCGCAGCACTTGGTAAAACCAGATGGCGGTATCGTCTTTGTAGCCCAAGTCCCATGCGGTATAGACCTTTAGATGCTCGTCGTGCTTGACGCGCCCGATGCGTCCTTGATCTTGCGCCTCGCGCATTTCTTTACCGTAGAACGCGCCGAGAATGGCGGCTTCAAAGGAGCACTCGTATTCCTGCAGGTACTGGTCTTCGCTCAACTGCGCCCGTGCTGCGTTGAGTTCCGACACCGGCAGCAGGCCGCTTGTCGAGGCCGGGAGCCGCAGCATGAACCACTCGTCGGGTATCCGCTGCGCCGTCTGGTAAATGTCCCAAAACTGATTCTTGCCCTTCGGCGTACCGGCAAAGACCGCCCACCCCTGTTTGTCCGAGAGCGCAGGGCGTATGACATTACCGAACACCGAGGGCCGGAAGTCGCCGTACTCGTCGAGGTAAATGCCGCTGAAGCCTAGACCGCGCATGGCGTCTGCGTTGTCTGCGCCGAACAGCCCGACCTTTGCGCCGTTGAGAAGCGTTAGGGTCATCATCTGCTCGTTAGCGTCCGCGATCAGCGGGGCGGCGTAGAACTTGAAGTAGTCCCACGCGATGCGCCGAGCCTGATTCTGGTAAGGCGCGACATACCCGAACAGGCCATTCGGCCCGGTATACATCACGGCAGCGCGAATAATGTCGTTTACCGCTGCGACTGTTTTACCGGCTCTGCGATGTGCGACGAGGCAGGCCCACCGCTTCGTGCGGTCGTGGAAAGGGAGAAACGCCCGCCGTGGGTTGTACGGCAGGACTATTTCAGTCAACGGGATTACCCCATGTGATTACTATGCGCTGCGCTTCGCCGTCCTTGCCCGTGACCTCGCTGCGCTGCAACTTCGGCACATGGTATTCCAACAACGAGGTAAAGCAGCCGAACGCCGCCTCTGCTCCACGGTCGCGGTGTATCTCGTCTAACCAGCCTTGCAGCCGGTCGGCATTCCCGTCCACGAATCGCGCTATAGCCTCCCGTGCGGCGGCTGTGGCCTTATTAGGCGTACCTGTCTGCCGCCCCCCGGTTTTCTTTCCTTTCGCCATGTAATGCGCCCTAGTTTAGATTACGGGTGAAACAATAACCGTGTTTATGCGCGTATTGTATCAAAGTGCGTATTCGGGGCGAATCGCCAATTGGTAAAGTTCCCGCAACTGCCGCACCGTCGCCTCGGGATTGCGTGCCTCTATCCACTCGCCGCGTGGTTCCCATACTGCGCGAAATGCCGCCTGCTTATCGCTCAACTTGCCGTTGGCGTGTTTGATTTCAAGCCAGCACACGAACGGTTTACCGCACGGCAGCGGCTTGACCGCCAACTTGTCCGGGATGGAATGCCCCGCTCTGGCGAAGTCCCACACGTCAAACCCCGCAGCCTTTACCGCATCGGTAACAGTCGCGTCGTTCATATCTCGTCGCATGGCGTAGCGCATCGTGGTTGAAACCCGCCCTTCTTCCTTGCGCCGATTATAGCCTTTCGCCCCTCGCGTGTCTGGCAACGCATCTGCAGCCGCGCATGGTCAAGGCCGATCATATCGCATATCCATTGCATCGACCCGATGCCATCCTCCGTGCTGTTTATCCACCGCATCGCCTGCCACCCATCTTCACGGCCTGTCTTGGTGCAGTCGGTGATGGCCTGCCAGAGCACTGCAGCCCACAACGCCCGGTATGGGTTTGGCGGGAGGTCGTTGTCCGCGTTCAGGTCTGATTGGAAGTTGAAGCCGCGCATGATGCCCTGTCGTAAGTTTTGATGCCGTGCGATATCGCTTTGGAAATGATGTGCGCCTTGACGTTCCACGCCTTTGCGCGTTGCTCTAGCAGCCCGAGCCATTCTTTACGCGCTATCCGTGCGGCGCTGTAGTCTGCCCAAAACGCCTTGTGTTTAGCCGCAGCGCGGTATCCGGCTTGATGCACAGTCCACCACAGCGGTACATCGTGCTTCCGGCACAGTTCCTTGTTAGTTGGAATGGCGCGTTGTCGAGCGGCGATTGCTAACGCCTCACGATACTGTGCTTCGGTTAACGTGGGACTGTAGTACCGGCCTCGGATTTTCATTTAGCCTCCGCGCTGTGCGTCATAACAAGTTCACCTGTGCGCCGGTCAGTCGTTCTTGCTGCATGGCCTCGTAAACCGGGTTCAACTCACACCCGAGATACTGCCGCCCGTGCTGCACCGCTACCTGCGCCGTAGTTCCGCTGCCCATGAACGGGTCGAGGACAACATCGCCTTGCTTTGATCCGGCGAGGATGCACGGCGTTATCAGGTCAGGCGGGAAGGTGGCGAAGTGTGCGCCCTTGTAAGGTTTGGTCGTGACCGTCCACACGCTGCGCTTGTTGCGAGTTTCGTTAATGGTCACGAACGACTGCTGCCCGTTTGCTTTTGCATCGCCTTCGGTTCGCTTGCCCTCGTATCGGATGTTCCCTTTGCCGCTGCGATTGTCTTTGCCGAAGTATTGAGCAGGCTCGGCGATCGCATGGCTGTCGAAGTAATACCGCGCTGACTTTGACAGCAGGAAGATGTATTCATGCGCCTTTGTGCAGCGGTCGCGCACCGACTCCGGCATCGGGTTCGGCTTGTGCCAGATGATGTCTTGGCGCAAATACCAGCCGTCAGCGCGAAGGGCAAAGGCCAGCATCCACGGGATGCCAATGAGGTCTTTAGGCTTAAGGCCCGGAGGGGGTCTATTTTCTTTTTGCGGCGCACCGCCGTTTTCAGCCACTCGCTTATAGCCAACGCCAATGGTGTGCGTAGTTGCTAATTTGCTTTCTTCCGGCCCTGCGCTTCTCGCATAACTATCCCCAAGATTCAGCCACAGCGTCCCATCGTCGGCCAACACATCGCGCACACAACGGAACACTTCCACCATCGCGGCGATATACGCTTCAGGCGTAGGCTCCAAACCTATCTGCCCTTCGTGGCCGTAGTCGCGCAGCCCAAAGTACGGCGGCGAGGTCACGCAGGTCTGCACCTTCACGCCCTCCGCTGCCCATCGCCGCATGGTCTCGCGGCAGTCGCCAAAGTCTATGCGGTTCATCGGTTCCGAAGCCTCCCCAAGCCACGCTCCCCGAACAACTGCCGCACCATCCCCACCAGATGCGGGTCGTTCAGCACTTCGATGGCATCCGCGATCCGCAGCGCAGCCGCCGCAGCATCGCGTAACCGCTCTATCGCGTCTTTGTCATCCGAGAAAGTTAGTCGCGCAAGGTAGGCATCGCACAACTTGAGCCGGTTGATGGGTGTCGGTTCCTGCTTACCCCATGCCTTTGCAGCCCACTCGTCTTGTTCAGCGTGGCGGGCAACATCGGCGGCTTTCTGCTTGTCGGTTTTCTCGACCCTCTCGCCCGGTCGCGGCGCGGCCTTTTTGATCTCAAACAAGCCCTGCCACCCGTTCGCAATCGATTGGTCTACAACCGCTGCTTGGTCATCGCCAAATCGCGCCAGTTTCAGTTTTGCGGCGTGTTCGCTTATCGGCTTGATGGGCTTGCGTATCACCTTGCGAAAGGCTACCCACCGTTCCCATGCCTGCTCGTCAAGTTCGTTCATGGTGTCCTCCTCACCATGACTTTACCCTAGATTT